CACTTGTCGGCGCACTCATTGCGGTTTACTCGACAGGCGCAACGGAACCGCGCGACTATGCCAAAGGCGCAATTGCAGCAGTAATCCCACCGATTTTGCGTTGGGTAAATAAAAACGATCAGGCATTTGGACGTGGCGCAACTACCAATTCCTGACGCACGCCCGTACACAGGCAACAGCGATGGCCCATCTGCTGGCCCACGTGCCGGCATGAACGAATGGATTAAACAAGCGCTTGCCGCATCAAATGGCGCGTTGTGGAATAATGGGTCTTGGGGTGTGCGCGACATGCGCGGCAACCCTGGCTCATTATCGGTGCATGCCACAGGAAGAGCTGTAGATCTGTCGTATCGCAAATCGGAGCGTCATCCAAAAGCAGGCCGCCTAAACGCAATGTCATTCATTGACATGGTTGTTGCTAACGCAAACACGCTTGGAGTCGAGTGCATTCTTGATTATTTCCCAACACCGCACGGTCGCGCGTGGCGGTGCGATCGTCAGGCTTGGAAGAAATACAGCAAGCCAACTATCCACGGCGCACCCGGTGGCGACTGGTTCCATATCGAGATAACACCGCAGGCCGCCGACTCGGTGATCTGGGTCAAAGCCGCATTCTTAAAGGTCTTTGGGGAAATCCCACCCAAGGCTTGATCTATGTTCTAGGGTCGGAGTACCGACAAAAGGACAGGCAATGACTGAACCCCAGATAGTGGATTACAGCGTCTATACAGGAGTGATGGACAACGGCCAAGAAATCTTGGTGCAGATATTTACTAGCCCAGAGTCGGGCAAGTTCCTCATGGGACAAATCGCATTCAGATCGCATGCCTCGTCTTGGGGCGTGCCCATACCTTTGGAGAAACGATGAACTACTTTGCAGAAAAAATCATTGGGCTAGTACTTTGTACCGTTTTCGGTTTTACGGTCGCTGTAGGCGCTCCTGACGCGTCTGGTGCCCCGTCTAGCACCATTGCGCTAGCCCCAATAACAGCCCAGCCGTACCTTATTGAGCCGACCACGACCACAAGCTCAACGATCTACATTGACCCGTACAGCAGCGCATGTGAGCAGTTCAGCGCGCTTGCCGTAAACCTTGGTTGGCCTGCCGATCAGCGCACCGTTATCGAATCAATTATGAAACGCGAATCCAATTGCACGCCGAACGCAATTAACCGCAAAGACCCAAACGGTGGGTCGCGCGGACTAATGCAAATCAACGGCTTTTGGACACCATGGCTTATTGAGCGCGGAATAATTACAAACGCCAAAAACTTGTTACAGGCTGATGTTAATTTGCGCGCAGGATTAGCAATTTATAACTACGGGGTCGAGCGTCACGGGTTCGGCTGGGGGCCATGGTCAACAAAATGAGCGAAGGTACTGCATACAACCAGGGCGAACTGACCGAGGAAACACGCAAACTTGTACTGGAACAAACAGCAATGACAAACCACACAATGGCAATCTTTGGATTGATTGACGACATTATGGCGGTCAGCAAAAACCCACACGCAAGCATTATCCAACGTCTAAAGACAATGAAAAACCAGTTGTCATTAGAAGACCCGATGCCGCTTTACGATGTGACTACACTTGACTTAGCAATCAAAGCACTACAAGCACATTCCTAACCGACAAGGGAGATTCCGACAATGAAAACGTGCACAATTTGCAAAGGCACAATCGCCTACCCTGAAATACAAGGCAAAACACACTTTGTATGTGATGGCCGTGTGCCGGCACAAAAACAATCACCGTTCATCCAAGGGATGTTGGCATCGCAATCGTCAGCAGATGCGCGATGGACACGCGAAGAACAAAACAAAGTAGATGCAGCGATCTTGCACGTTGCGCGCACAAAAGGGTTCTTCACATCGGACGATATTTGGAAGCATTTGGGCGATCAGTTCCCTGTTACCAAGGGCATTGCTGGACGGTTGAACGCAGCTGCACGCCGTGGTCATATTCGCAATACAGGCGAACTGGCATACGCCCAGCGCGGTGGACAACATGACCATGCACAACCTTTAAGCGTTTGGGCGGGCATCTAATGGGCTTTGATTTAAGCAATTACGAAACAGTCGAGCAACGGCTTGTGCGTTGGTGGGCTGCATATCCGAACGGGCGCGTCTATACCTGCATGATGAACTACACAGGCGATGCGTGCGTGTTCTATTGCGAACTGTACGCCGACAAGGATGACAAGGTGCCAGTCGCAACAGGCTACGCAGAAGAAATCAAATCAGATCGCGGCGTAAACAGCACATCGTTTGTGGAGAACTGCGAGACAAGCGCTATTGGCCGCGCTATTGCCAATTGCCCTTTACAGGCGGCGGCATCAGGCCCTAGACCTTCACGCAATGAGATGCAAAAGGTCGAGCGTTTAAGTACACCAACCGATACACGCCAAAACCCTGTGCACATACCCTCTGGTGCATTTGCTACACCTAAGCAGATTGGTTACATCAAGAAATTGGCAAAAAACGCAGGGCTTGACGATCTGCGTTTGTTGGAGTTAATTCAGCGCGAACTAAACAGCGATGAGGCCGTGCTCGAGTTATTGAAATCACATGAGGCAAGCAAAATCATTGAGGTACTTAAATGAAAATTGACCCAAAGATTAGCGAAGCCGAGTTTAAGGACATGGTGATCAGCATCGCTAAACGCTATGGCTGGCTGGTGCATCACGATCTGCCGGCTGTAAATAGTCGAGGCAAATGGATGACCCATGTACAGGGCGATGCAGGGTTTCCTGATCTGTTCATGGTGCATCCGTTCCAAGGTGGCAGGCCGTTGGTGATAGAACTGAAAGCCGAAAAAGGGAAGGTAACACCTGGGCAAAAGATTTGGTTAAATGCTTGCGAGATGGCAGGTTGTCATGCAGTTGTGTGGAAGCCCAGCGACATGGAATACATCCTGTACACGTTAAGCAACCCTAGAGCGTAAACAATCGGCTAGTAGCACGACCTAAGCCATTCGCACGGCAGTTGGTGACACACGGAAACGTGGGTAGATCGGCGCGTCCCGAATCATGCAACACGAAGTGAGACGGGCGAAGCGTCGAGGCGAGCCGTAAACATAATCGGCTAGTGAGTGCAAAGGGAACGGGTTAGGGCAACCCCGTGGGTGGAGCATTCACACAACTATCTCTTATCGGTTCGCTTAACATAAACATTGAAAACAAAAAACACCACAAACACGGAGACACACACATGAGTCCGACATCATTCACAACAGCAAGGCGCGCAAGCGCCGCGCTAGCACAAGCCGAAGGCGCGTGAGCATGACACGCAAACTAACCGAACACGACACAGCAATCTACAAACAAGCAAGAGCAGAACTACTGCGCGACCAGCCCTTATGCCATTGGTGCAAACGCAACACAGCAACAGAACTAGACCACCTAGTCGAAGCAGACAAAGGCGGAACAATAGAAGACGGATACGTTGCAGCATGCAAACCATGCAACAGCGCACGCGGAGCAACATACCGCAACCGAAAACTCGCACAAGCAAAACAAAATCGTGAGAAAGCAATAAACGATTTTTTATACGCAACCGAGATGCCCCCGAGCCCCATCCAACTTTTTGTCGGGACCAGCCCGAACCAGCCTGAACTGGCGCCAACTGGCCATGATCGGCCGAGATTGGAAACGATCATCCCTGACCATGCCGGTTCACTAGCTGCGCTTGTGGGGGACATGTCTGAGAAGGTGTTGAAGATCAAGATGATGCCGTGGCAGTTGCATGCTCTTGAAGGGATGCTGGCGGTTGACGCTGATAACAGGTTTGTGCATCGCTCGAGTCTTGTTTCGGTTGCGCGTCAGAACGGCAAGACAACAATCATCCAGGCACTTATTTTGTTTTGGCTTGTGGAGATGCCAAAGATACGTGGCGGTAAACAAACTGTGGTTTCGGGCGCGCACCGTTTGGATTTGGCTTGCTTGTTGTTTGATGATCTGGCACCAATCCTTGAGGAGTATTACGGCGCAAAGATCGTCAAGTCGTATGGCCGTTATCAGGCCACGATGCCAGACGGCAGCAAATGGTGGGTCAAAGCGTTAAAGCCAAACCAAGGTCACGGTATGAGCATTGACCTTGTGATCGTTGACGAGCTCTTTGACGTTAACCCTGACTCGGTTGAAGGCGGTCTGTTGCCGGCACAACGCGCACGCAAAAACCCTCTTGCCTGTTTCTTCTCAACTGCTGGCACCGAAGAATCTGTGCTGTTTCAACGTTGGCGTGAGGCTGGCATTCGAGCAATAGACAAGGGCGAACCGTCAACGATGTACATGGCGGAATGGTCGCCTGACCCAAG